TGCATCCAAGGTGATGTTAGAAACGCAAACCAAAGAATTTATCCAGTCAATGAGATCAGTAATGCTGTAAAGACATTAAAAGATCAAATTGGTGGTGGATACAGTGTTCTAGGTGAGTTAGATCACCCAGACGATTTAAAAATTAACCTAGATCGTGTTAGTCATGTCATCACAGATATGTGGATGGAAGGTGCTAACGGATTTGGAAAGTTAAAAATACTCCCGACACCAATGGGTACGCTAGTAGAGACCATGTTGAGTAACGGAGTGAAATTAGGTGTCTCAAGCCGAGGTAGTGGAAATGTTAACGAGGCGAACGGACATGTAAGTGATTTTGAAATAGTAACAGTCGATGTTGTAGCACAACCAAGTGCTCCAGATGCATATCCAACTGCAATATATGAAGGTTTACTGAATATGAAAGGTGGACATAAGTTGATGGAAATAGCGGCTGAGGCTAAAGAAAGTATCACAGCGCAAAGATATCTTAAAGAGGGAATTATATCTCTTATTAAGGATCTTAAATTATAAAGGAGAAATCGATGCTAGATGCTATGAAACCTTTGCTTGATAGTGAACTAGTTAACGAGGATACTCGTCTTCAAATCCAAGAAGAATGGGATAAGAAGATGGCTGAGACTCGTGAACAAGTGAGAAGTGAACTTCGTGAGGAGTTTGCTCGTAACTATGAGCATGACAAACAAACAATGGTAGAAGCACTAGACCGTATGGTATCCGAAAGTCTTGAAGCGGAAATCAAGGAAGTGGTTGCTGAGAAAGAAGCACTTGCTGAAGACCGTGTTAAGTTTAATCAGAAAATGGTAGAAAACAGTGAGAAATTCTCACAGTTTATGGTTACTAAACTTTCTGAGGAAATCAAAGACTTAAGAGAAGACAGAAAAATTCAAGCAGAAGGTATGCAGAAACTTGAAGATTTTGTAGTTAAAGCACTTGCTAAAGAAATCAAAGAATTTGCCGAAGATAAGAAAGATGTAATCGAAACTAAGGTAAGACTTGTTGCTGAAGCAAAAGAAAAACTAGAGAGTCTGAAAGAAAGTTTTGTTGAAGATAATACTAAGAAACTTGAAGAAACTGTTGCCAAACGTCTAGAAGACGAATTATCACAACTACAAGAAGACATTAAGGTTGCTCGTGAGAACAACTTTGGTCGTCGTATCTTTGAAGCATTTGCTACTGAGTTTACAGGTACACACCTTAATGAAAACGCAGTGGTTCGTGAACTTAAAGATGAAATTGCTAAACGTGATAGTAAGTTAGCGGAAGCAAAAGAAACTATGGAAAAAGCAAAAGTACTAGTTGAATCGAAAAATAATGAAGTACAAAGACTCGTAGAGTCTAATGAACGTGCTCAAATAATGGATGACTTACTTGGACCTCTAAACACAGAGAAAAAAGAAGTTATGCAGAATTTATTAGAGAATGTTCAAACTTCTAGATTACAACATACTTTTGACAAGTATTTACCAGCAGTTCTTGCAAACAAATCTGTAGTAACAGAGAGTAAGAAAGAACAATTAACCGAGAGTACTACCGAGGTTACTGGTGATAAGGGAACTAAAGAATCAAGGGGTGATGTTATTGACAATATAGTTGATATTCGTCGTCTTGCGGGTCTTTAATTAATTGATATTAAGGAGAAAAAATAATGTCAGAAAAATTAATTGAAAGTCGTTGGTCAGAGACTAAAGATGCTCTACTTGAGGGTCTGCAAGGTACTAAAAGATCAACTATGGGTGTTGTTTTAGAAAACACTAAAAACTACCTTTCAGAAGCGGCTAGTACTGGTGCAACTGCATCTGGTAATGTTGCTACATTGAATCGTGTAATTCTTCCAGTTATTCGAAGAGTTATGCCTACTGTTATTGCTAACGAAATCGTTGGTGTTCAGCCAATGGCTGGCCCAGTTTCACAAATCCACACACTACGTGTAAGATATGCTGAGACTTTAAACGCTACTGGTAGTGCAAATGATACTACAGCAGGCGACGAAGCACTAAGTCCTTTCCAAATCTCAACTGCATACGCAGGCGATGGTACAGCAGGAAACGGTGCATCTACATCAACTCTTGAAGGTGATGGTGGTAGAGGTATTAGTGTTCAACTATTAAAACAAGCGGTTGAGGCTAAAACAAGAAAACTACAAGCACGTTGGACATTCGAAGCAGCACAGGATGCTAACTCAATGCACGGCATTGATGTTGAAGCAGAAATTATGGCTGCTCTAGCACAAGAAATCACTGCTGAAATCGATCAAGAGATCCTTGCATCTCTACGTTCACTAGCGGCAACAGAAGAGACTTTTGACCAGTCTGCTGTTTCTGGTACTGCTACATTCGTTGGTGACGAGCACGCTGCTCTAGCGGTTCTAATTAACCGTGTTGCTAACAAGATCGCTCAAAGAACAAGACGTGGTGCTGGTAACTGGGCTGTTGTGTCTCCACAGGCATTAACTGTTCTACAATCTGCTACTACTTCTGCATTTGCACGTTCTACTGAAGGTACATTTGAAGCACCTACAAACACTAAGTTTGTTGGTACTCTTAACGGTGCTATGAAGGTATATGTTGATTCATATGCGGCTGATACTACAGCAGTTCTAGTTGGTTATAAGGGTTCAAGTGAAAGTGATGCGGCTGCATTCTACTGTCCATACATCCCATTAATGAGTAGTGGAACAGTTCTTGATCCTTCAACTTTCGAGCCAGTTGTTTCATTCATGACTAGATATGGTTATGTTGAATTAACTAACTCAGCGTCTTCATTCGGTAATGCTGGTGACTACGTTGGTGAAGTTGCAGTTTCTAACCTTTCTTTCTCATAATAGAGTAGAAACTAAGAACAATAAAAAG